GAAAGACAACAAATGGCTGATCAAAGCAAAAGAAACGATTTTGGTAGAAACTTTAATAAAAATTAAGTATAATAACACTCAAGGAGAATATTATGGATAAAGATTGGCAAAGAGGCGCAATGTATGTCAAAGAACCTAAAATTACAAAAGAATTAGGTGTTGGCAAAGACGGTTACCAAACAGGTGGCGTTACTATTGAAGCTACTAACCCGCAAGAAACTCAAACTGTTACAGTTAGAGGAACTAAAGCGATGAGAGCTGACAAAAAACCTGTAAAAGCTAAGTGGTACTAACATGTGGTTATCGGCAATTAAATTAGCCGTTTCTGCTGGAAGTAAAATTTACGCTAATAAACAGAGAACGAAAATGGCTATGTCGGATGCACAGCTTATGCACGCATCTCGTATGGCTGAAGGTAAAGAAGCTTACCAAGGCAAACTTTTAGAATCTAGACAATCAGACTGGAAAGACGAATTTATTTTGCTTTTACTGTCAGTCCCGATCGTAATGCTGGGATGGTCTGTTTGGTCGGATAATCCTGTACATATGGAAAAAATGGAGTTATTCTTTGAACACTTTGGAAATTTACCACTATGGTACCAAACAATTTTTGTTGGGGTAATTGCAAGCGTCTATGGACTTAAGGCAACACATCTGATAAAAGGAAAATAATTAAGGAGAAACTATTATGAGACAAAACGGAGTAAGATCAAATGTCAGATTTCCATACGCAGCTAAAAAAGCTAAAGGTGGATCTGTTAAGAAACAAGGTGCTAACGATAGATTAGATGAATCTTTAGGATCAAGAAAAGGAAAAGAATCTACTAAATCACAAAGTTACAAATCTAGAAGAGATGAATCTAGAGGAGCTAGTAAGTAATGAACTCATCTAGAATGAATAAACTAGAAGAGCTTGGTAGAGTTGATGCTGAAAAAGCATATACTAAAAAAGGTAAAAGAAATCTTAAAGACGAAAAAAAAAGAGTTGTAAAAGAAATCAAAGGCTATGCTAAGGGTGGAATGGTTACAGTTTCTGGCAGAGGCCAAGGTAAAGTTATGCCTGGAAGAAATAAAAAAACTTATATTTGTTAATG